TCACTGGCCGAGATAGCGCTCCACCAGCCGCGTCCAGAACGCCGCGCCGACCGGCAAATTGCGGTCGTTGAAGTCGTAGTGCGGGTTGTGCACCATGCAGCCGTCCTCGCCCGCGCCGTTGCCGATGCGCAGGAACGTGCCCGGCCGCTTCTGCAGCATGAAGGCGAAGTCTTCGCTGCCCATCAGCACGGCGAATATATGTCAGGACGTTGCTGGACAAGGCTTTGCGGGAAATCGTTTCTAATATTTTTACGAGGCGGGTATCTCGAATTCGCGGGCATTTAACGGGAGTCGGCAGGAAATATTAGAAACGGGAAACCCCTTGCTCAGGGCTTTGAACAGCCCTCACCCAATCTTGTTGTAGACTGCGCACCACCGCTATATTCGTCTGATAGATATATCCAATATTCGAACCGGGGTATCACATGCCAAGAGCAAAGCGCAACGAAATCGACCTGGATGCTGAGATTGAGCGGCTTACCCAGGATCATCCCAGGATTCATGCGGAAAACGCGGCATCGAAAAAGCATCGGAGCGAGACGCCGTGCCATGCTCCGATGCCGATCAGTGAAATGAAGCGCTTTGGCTTTATCGCACCCGCCGGGCGCGAATGAAGCCGTTACAGGTCATGGTGCTCGTTGTGAAGCCGGCGATGCCGGCAAGATAGACGGTCGTAGTCGATGCCAGGGACATGCGAACGACTGGCGTTGACTGCTCCTGAAATGCCACGCCGGTTAGGTAGGAGACTTGCAACGTGTTCTGCGTGCCGAGGCCCGCGAGAGTGGCCGAAGTTGAAGTGATGCCGCTCTGAAGGTTCGAGGTCACCGTGCTGGCGGCCGGTATGTAGCGAATCGATCCGCTCACATCCCAATCTCCGGCAGTCAGGCTGACGCTCGTGCAATTCGCCGCTGTCGCGTTCGTCAGTGACGTGCCGCTTGTCGTGTTCGTGACGTATTCGCCAAAGCTACCCGCGTTAGCGCTGTCGTTCGTCGTGGTGCCAACGATGCCCGCCGTGCTTGATGGCGTGATTGCGCTAGTCGCCTGAAGCGTCGTGAACTTAGCAGCAGCGGCAGTCGTTGTACCGATCGCAGGCGGGCTAGCAAGGTATGTACTGAACCCGGCCCCACTGACAGTGCTACTTGCTGCGAGAGTTGTGAATGAGCCAGTGCTACCGCTGATCGGCGCATTGTTGATTGTTCCGCCCGAGATCGTCGGCGTGTTGAGTGTCGCCGTCCCGATGGTCGCGCTGGTGCCGAATACCAGTGCACCACTGCCAGTTTCATCAGAAATCACACCAGCCAACTGTGCCGAAGTGGTGGCGGCGAACTGCGCGAGTGTGCCAGTCGTCAATGCATATGTAGTGCCGCAGGAAAATCCGGTCGAAGTCGTGTACTTGAGAGCGCTGTTCGCCGTACTGCAACTCGGCAGCGCGACGGCCGTAGGTGATGCGCTGGCCGCCGTGACATTCGCCACGACGGTATTTGCTGCTTGTGCCGCAAGAGCCGTTGCAGTGACTGGCGACCATACCGGAGCTGTCGTCGGGCCGGTCGATACGATCGCCTGCCCGGCAGTCGATCCTGCCGGGTTCAGCAACTGGATCGGATTGAGCGTCGCGCCGAATGACGCTGCGGCCGAGAACGTCAGCACCAACAGTGTGAGAAGTCGTTTCATTTCAGTCCTTGATCACGGCGTCATCGCCGATGGTCGATGTCAAAGCGTTATCGCAGTGGCCTGGGTTGATCCAGTTCAGCACCTTGCAAAGCACGCAGCCCCATTCCTTGCCTTCGTTGCGGGCCTTCGCCGCGCGCTCGCTGATGGTTTCATTCGGCGATCCGCCAGCAAGCGTGTTGCCAGCCTGGTCGAGCAGAATCAGCAGGTTCAGAAGATAGCGCAGGATCGGATTCATTTCGAAGCCACTCCCTTAATCTTCTCGTAAGACCGCAAACCACCCATGCCAAGCATCCCCATCATGAGTTGCCACAGGTTGTCATCAAGCCCCGGCATTGACGGAAGCTGATGACCGGCCGCGAGAACGCCCCAGCTCACAAGCGGACGCAAGAGATACTGATAAGCAAGCGCGAAGCCGCATACCCAGCCAATGAAGGGGCGCCAGCCGGCAACAAAAGTGCTGTTGTTGCCTGCTTCAGTCTGGTTGACGCCGATCTGTGCCTTTGCAATCTCAAAGGCCTGGTCCATTTCCTTGAACTCGCCGGCCTGCTGGGCCTTGAACAATTCCAACTTGGCCGCTGCGGCTTGAGTCGGATCTGGCCAAACCCGATCGATGATCTTCGAACCGAAATCCAGAACAGAGCCGATGCCAGTAATGTCGAGCAGTCCCATTTCAAACTCCTGTGCGCATCATCTGCGCGAGACGTTGCGCACGTGCACCGACTTGCGATGCCCACGCGGAATTGAGCATCCCGGCCGCCGCGTCGTCATAGCGCCCCTGGCGCATCGCGGCAAGCGTGTTCTTGAAGCCAAGCAGCTTGTTTGATCCGAGATTGAACATGAGGTTGGCGATCACGCGTTGGCGCACATCGTTCAGATCGGTCCACCACGGCAGATCGCGGTTGAGATCAGAAAAGACGTTCGCCAGATCGCTCGCCAGAAGCTGATTGACCTGATCGTCCGTGAGCGGATAAGTCCAGCCAGCGGGCAGCGGTGACGCCTGAAGGTTGTGACCTACTCCGACAGTCGGAATGTCCTTTGTGTCGCGATATGGCACGTACCGAACGCCTTCATCGCGCCGCAACTCCGCGATCAGTTGGGCTTCATTGGCTGGGTTCACTTTTCCCTCCGGTAACGCTGGATCGAGATATAGGTCTGGACGATGCTGTAGACCGTCGCAGCAAGCGCGGCAACACCAGACACGGTGATGTTTTCCGCTGCATGGGTGATGTAGACCCCGAGCCATGCAGGCGATGCTTTGGCTGCCGCAATGGCCGCTTCTTTGTATTGGTCCATGGAATCCCCGTTATCTACCATTCCCCGTATGAATATTCAGGTAACGTCGTTATTCCCGTAGCAAGTCACTGACACGAGAGCGAAGTCTGTTAGCGCCTGAGATGGATTGAGAGTCTGAATCCGGACATTTGCCTGGCCAGGTGAGTAAATCACTGGAAAACATGCCCCGTTTACGTTGATCGTCACCGGGTAGTTCGTATTCGGTCCCTGCTTTTCAAACGTGATGCTGTAATCGCCGGTCCCGATCTTTGTAATCGAGCCAACGTTATATTTGCTGATAGGCGTTGGCGATGAGGCAGTTCCGTCGAACGTGACCCATGCAGACGCCATTGCTTTTCCAGTCTTGCTTGGCCCGATGAAAACGGGCTTCTCTACATTCGAGCCATACATATTCCCGAAATCGGTAACGTCATATACAGCCGCGCCAGATGGGTTTACCTGAATGTACTTCCGGGATGAATCGGCTACATAAGCGCCAAAACCATTAAATCCATTGCCAATGGCTGTTATTTGAACCTTGTTCGGAGTACCAATATCTGCACGAATGTTATTGGTGACATAATTTGTCGCGTCGATCCGGTTGAAGGTGCAGCCCTTCACCAGAATTCCAGTTGATCCATCTGTACCATTTCCGCCAGTGAACCATATATCGGCGTTACCAGCGTTACCTTCAAAATAGGTTCCGACGAATGTTGCAGATTGCGCACCTGCCAATCCAGCACCGCTGATGCTCGTGAATACTCCAACGCCATAGCGATCGCTTGCGCTCCCGCCAATGCCATTTTCTTGCACTGATCCTCCGATAAATATACAGGTAACCGGATCAGCCAGATTTACGCCGAAATTTAGATTGTCAATAAACTGGCAATTAAGGAACGTAATTGCATTGGGTTGCGTAAAATTGCTATAGGAGAAAAGCGCACCATTGCCACACGCACCAATGGCGCAGTTATCAAAGATACTTTGTAAAATATCGGATCCATTAATGCCAGTTCCAAAGACCTGCACCACGATATCTCTCATCGTGAGAAGAGATGCATCCTGAAGCGACAACCCGGTTCCAACCGTCTGACTAACTCCAAGAAAACGCAGATTTTTGATTGAGCAATACGAATTTGCATACGGAGGAGGTGCGCCTTTATAGGTGAGCGCAGAGCCAGTGCCGGTGTAGTAAATCTCGCTCGCTCCCATCCCCGATCCGACGATCGATGAATGTGTGAGCAGATTGTCAGTAATCAGGCTTTGATCAAGCACCAGACCCGACCCACTCACAAGATATTTGCCTTGCGGGAAATAAAGTGTCCCGCCATGCTGCGTCATAAAGGCTAGCGCCTTATTGATTGCCGCAGTGTCGTCTGTTACGCCGTCACCGAGCGCGCCGAACTGCGGATCTTTGACGTTGTATTCCGCCAGTCGATTGGCAAGTGCAGTATTGGCGGCAACTTTTGAATCAACAATCGATCCATCCGCATATTTGCTCATGGTTACAGCGCCGTCAGCCAGTTTTGGCGTCGTCACGGTCCCGTCAGACGGCGCGCCGATGACTCGAGCAGCGCCGCCGCGGATATAGACCATCTGCGTGCCAATCGGGATGGCGTCCGGGAAATTCAGCCCATACCCAACCAATGACCCTCCATCCAGCCCCTGATACGTGCCGTCAAATATCGCCTGAATGTTGTCTATTGAGTAGTACTGATTGGCGAGAGTAAGCGAAGAGGTTGTGCCGGCGACAAATGTAGGAAGCTCCGTCGGGTTCGGCAGCACGCTAGAAATGAATTTCTCGACCTTGGCATCGGCGGCAAGCTCAGCAATATCGTCCTGCGTTAGATAGCGACCGTCAAGCACGGAGATCGGTAACGCACGCGTTACCCCGTTTGCGTTCTGCCAGATTGGCAACTTGTCGTCAGCACTTACCGACGATGCAACCGAGAGGTCATTGATTGTTGTCATGCCGTGTGTTCCGCGATTGGTCCGTATTTCCCCGCTACGAGGTCCGCGTAGATTTCGCGGCCGTAGTCCATGACGTCTTCAGGCGAAGCGTTGAATTTCACCGGCGTAGTTCCTAGATCATGAAAAACGATATCGACGGAGATCATCGTGTGCGCGGCGTCAAACCAGACCGGATTGGCAATGCTGTCGTATGTCATGCTGTTCTCACCCACATGGAGACGCCCGTCGAGCCGACGCCGGTAACGATCGCAGACCATGTACCGGGATCGCCCGGCGCAGATCCAGTCGTCAGCGTCAGGCCACCGACAGTCTTGGTCTGGAATATCGTCGCCATGCGCGGCGACATCTTGGCTTGCAGGTTGCCGTCGTTGGCTGCCTGCGACCCGTTGATATTGAGTTGCGCACCGGCAAAGTTATAGTTCGCTCCATCCCACTGAATAGCTTTTGAACCATCCGAGGTAAGCGCAACGATTCCACCACCTGCGATAACGTTGTGCGACGTTGCGATATCGGATTGCGCTGAAATTCCACCTGACGACGTAATCGTGACGCGGCCAGTTTCGACCGTATTCCCTGCATTCACATTGCGAAGAATCAAGCCACCAGCGCCGCTACCTTGATTATTGGTAATGACGGATTCACTTGTGCCGAAGTCATTCCATGTCAGCCATGTTCCGGGTACGTTGGCGCTTGTGGTCCCCGACACATGAACAGTCTTTGCCTCTACATAAAACGCGTCCAGGTGATACCGTGCACCGTCATTACCAACGACAATCGTAGGAACTGATTCCGGGCTCGTGGTATCGGTCGGCACATAGACGTACATGCCGAAACCAGTCACCCATACCTGATTCGTCGATGACCTGGAGCGCGATCGGAGTTCGGCAAGATCAGCGGCGCTTTGCACGCTCGATGATCCGATGGCCAACGCGATCGGGTCAGTCTCGTTCAATGATGCATAAACGACACGTCCAGCAGAATCGAGAATCGTGATGGAATAGGGAATCGCGCAAAACATATGCACGAGCGCACCGGCCGCCGTTGCATGGCCGTGCACGGTACGAATCGGCTGCTGAAGAACGACAGAACCGGCAACGTCGGAAGTGACAACAGCCGGATAGGCGACAGGATCAAGACCGCCCTGGCCGATGTAGATGGAACCGGACTCCAACGGCGAGCCGTAGAGGTCCGTGAAAAATGGAAGCGCACGCGCCTCGCTGGTAGTCGCCATTACGTCACCCCCATCTTCGGAGTGGTGATACAATTCCGTATAACAAATACGGACTGCCAACTATCATGCGCAAATGTTCGATTGATGGATGCGAAGGAAGGCATCAAGCCCTTGGGTTTTGCCGAAAGCATTACCTCCGGCATTGGTCGGGAAAGGATCCCGCGTTGGATCCAAGGCCTGAAATGCCGGCCGAGAAAAGATTCGCGACCAAATACGCGGTAAATGACCGCGGATGTTGGGTATGGAACGCGCAGAGCAGTAAATTCCGCTCTTGCAGTTTTTGGTTCAGAAAAGAACGTATGACCGCTTATCGTGCTTCGTACATCATGCACAAAGGAGAAATACCTAGCGGCTACGTTGTGCGTCACAAATGCGATGACCCGGCATGCGTCAACCCCGAGCATCTTGAGCTTGGAACACAGAAAGACAATTGTGCAGACAAGGTGCTGCGCAATCGCTGCAACGCGAAGGCTGGGAGCGCTCATTCGAACACCTCGCTGACCGAGAAGGATGTGTTGGACATGCGAGCGTCCGCAGACAGCATGAAGACGCTCGCAGCCCATTACGGTGTGCATTACATGACTGTTTACGACATCATGAAACGCAGGACCTGGAAACACATCTGATCAGGTTTGGTTGAACAAAATGATGCCGCACATCTCAGGGTTCGTCACCGAAGTCCCATAGAACGCATCTACCCGGTACAGCGATTTGTACGTCTCGATGTGCGCCTGCTTGGTCATCACGATCTCGATGCCTTGCTCGGTCGTGCCGCGCATCACTGCGAGACCCTGATCCGAAGGCACAGCCAGACGACCCGGCAGGATTTCGACCGCTTCTTTCTTCCAGAAGCAGTTCACGCCGGTCGTAACCGTGTTCAGCCACGTGATGGCCGCGCCCGATGCCGGAGCGGCGGTACAGTTCTGGTAAGCCAGTTCCGCATCCGTGCCGCCGGTTCCGCTGATGATCGCCGGGGCAATCTGGATCGTGCCCGTACCGCCTGCACCCGAAACGATGCTGACGACGCGGAACGTCTTGAGCTGGCCGGTATCGACCTTCGTGATCGGATGGACGTTGTTGACGCCAGCTATCGTGAAGGCGTCGCCGACCTTGACCGTACCGGACGTGACGGTGATCGCCAGCGCCTGAATCCGGTTGTCCACGTTCGACTGAAGCGGGCCGGTCGGGCTCGCTGCCAGCGCCTTCGGAACCGTGTACTGGTTCGCGCCGTTGACCGTGACCGTCACGCCAGCCGCAGCAGCGAGACGAGCCTGATAGTCAGCCTTCAGCACGCGCTCGAAGCCCGCCACACGGCGGCCAACGGTCGCCATTTCGTATGCGTCGGCGGCCTTCTGACCTTCCACCACATACGCGCGGCTTGCCAGATTGCCAGCCATTGCGTTGTAGTCACGCGAGCCGAACACGGCATAGCGTTCGTCGTAGTCGATGCCCGACTCGTTCATCAGCGAATCGGCCTGCGCCAGATCGTCGAAGCCGGTCGCCGCAACAGTGCGCTTCACCACCAGCGAGCCGAGCGTCGAAACAGCGTTCACCACCGCGAGGTTGATGTCCGATGCGATCTTCTGCTTTGCAGCATCGCCCAAACGGTTTTCCTGCAACGCATCGCGCAGTTCGGTCGCGTCCATCGTCCACGGCGACGAGCGGATCGTATCGATCGCGGCCGGAATCGTGAGCTGCGTTTTGCCGACGAAGTTGGCGGTCTGATCGAGGCCCGAGAACGAACGGGCGATGTACGGCATCGGGCGGCGAATGATATCGCCGGCGCGGGCCATCATGGTCTGATCGTTCTGGAACACGGTGACGGCTTTCGACATGACCAGTTGATCATGGAAGCCTTCCAGCAGGCGTTCAAAGGCGACGCGCTCCTCCTTGCTGAAGGAGTTTGCGGTCGAGAGAAAAGGTGCTGAGGGCGGGTTTGACATAGCGAGCAATCCTAAATAAGAGACGAAAAATGAATGGCCTCAAAGGCCACAGATTTCGCATCCAGCCAGGACTGACGCTCAGGCGTCGATGGTGCTGAGATACGTGAAGCTAGTTGTCGGATCGCGCAAGGAATGTCTCTTATGCGATCCGACCAACAATTGCGCTAAGACTACTACTTTCGGTTATGTTAATCAAGTAGTGCTAAGCAATAGGCGCACTATTTCGCGCCCATCTGTTTCTTGTAAGCGACGACCCGCGAATAGTCGCCAGTGCGCGCCGCTTCATCGCGGAGCTTTTCAAGTTGCGAGCCGGAAGCGCTATGGCCGGTTGCACTGCGTTCGGACGAAATGCGCGGCTCGGGCGCCGGGCGCGGGGTTTTGCGGGTGGTCAAATTCATCTCCAATTTTGCTACAGCAACGGTAAACTTGACCGGATCAGTGATCCTCGACAGGTCGATCAGGCGCGCAGGCGACTTCGACAGCGCATAGACAAGCGCGGCCGGATCGTCGGCGCCGCGCATGAGCAAGCCGCTCTGCGTCTGGTTAAGCATCGCGCCGACTTCGGCTTCTGATTCCTGGAAGTCGGCAACGCCGAGCGCTTCTGAACGCGCCTTGTACGACTTCTTGAAGTTCTCGATTTCGTCTTGCTGTTTGCGCTGGTCGTCGAGCTTCTGGCGGTCGGCGGCGTCCATCGCAGCCTTCTGCTCCATCCACTTGTCGTACGCCTCCGAGAACCGCGTTTCGTCGTAGTCGTACTGGTCGAGCGTCGGCTTGGCGCCGAGTGTCGGCTCCGGCTTCGGCAGTTTGGCGCGCAAATCTTCGAGTTCGCGCTCCATGCGGCGCTTGTCTTTCAAGGCGCCATTCAAATTCTTGCGGATTTCCTGAAAGGTGCGGCTTTCGCGCGGCTGCTGGCCTTCTTCGCCTTCCGGCGTCTCGACCTCGCCTGCCGGCTCCTGATTCCCCTCACCTTCCCCGCCTGCTTCCAACTCGTCGGCATCGTCAAAAAGGACGGCGGCCGGTGCGGCAGTCTGATTTTCGACTTCGGTTTGCAGTTCGTCTGTCTGGTCCATGTTCTCACCCCTTAGGTGGATTCGTTTAAGTGCGAAAAGTATACTTGACAAATGTTGTCATTGGTCAGTAGTGCACATATCATGTTTGAGTCGAAAAGGAGAAAAAGATGGTTATCGCAGCATTTTTACTCGTCCTGTGCGCGATCACAATGCCGCCACAGATTACGTTCGCCGTGTTCATAGCAATGGCGCTCGCCCGCATCCTGTATCTGACGCGGGATTCGGCGATCGACGCCGCCGCCCAGGTCATCACATCGCCGGTGCGACTCGTGGCTGATATCCGCCGAAACGGTATGGAAGTCCTGCGAACAATCGCGGGATACAGCGTGATTATTGCGATCCTGTGCGGAATCGCCTTTCTTTGCAGCTTGGTCTGATATGCGAAATTTCCGTGTTATCAAAGACGGTATGGATGTCGCCGCGCTCGCCCTGGCTGTTGCGATGGAGCCTTCCCGGTGGGACGCCGATACGTTTCTGCGCAAGTATCCGCAAGGGCCCTTTGGCGATACCGACACGATCATGCTGCGCTTTCCCGAGATCGCCACCGGCCTGACGGATGAGCAGATCGAGCTTTACAAGCAGAACCTGCTTCCCGGCTACGACCAGCACGAATCGATATGCTGGCCAGCATGGGATCAACTCCCGCAGGCGCATGGCTTCGTGTTCGACCTCGCGCAGTTCACGCGCGCCACGCGCATCGGTCGTGTGATGATCAATCGCATCAAGCCCGGCGGCCGCATCTTCCGCCATGCCGACACGCCCGAGCACGTGCGCTACTGGCGCCGCTTTCACCTGGTTCTGCAGGGCCAGCCGGGCGCGGTGATCTACTGCGGCGAGGAAAGCGACGGCAGCAAGGACGAGGCAATGCAGATGCTGACCGGTCGATTGTTCTGGTTTGCGAACAACCTTGAGCACGAGGTACGCAACGAATCATCCATCGATCGCATCAGCATGGTTATCGATTTACACTGCCCCAATGGTTCTGCGTCGGAATAACCCGAACCTGCGCCGCCATTTGCTTCTGGTGGCGCTTCCTCTCTGACACGTTCTTGAACTGATCCATAGCGACGGCGGTATAGCGAACGCTGTCGGCACAATTGGAATGCTCATCATGCTTCGGGTGGCCTGACTTTGCGCGCGTGTAACGACGCATGTGTTCCAGCATGACGGCACAGTCGGGAGCATCAGAGATGAATGCGTTTTTCAGCATGTCTCTGGTCCTCTTGATACCTGGCTCAACGCCGATCTGCGGGACAATCTCGACCTGCCAGCCAAGGTTCTCAACAATTCTCTTTGTCGTTAATCCAGTCTGCACGGACCGGGCGTTGCCGTCGTGCGGCAGCCAGATCGTGGCATCTTTCCGGCCTGTGTCTTTGAGCCACTCGCAATAATGGTCGATGCCGTAATTTTTGTCCTCATGATAGCCGACGAGTCGCGCGCCACTGATATCGGCCTGTGCGACCGTAACGGCCATCATGTCGTTAATCCCAAGGTCAAAGATTGCATGAAGTCCGAGAGTCGGATCGGCTACGAGTGGCCGGATGCGATTTTCCGTCGTCAGCATATGCATTTCGCGCCGGTAGATGGCGCCGGAAAGCGCCGACTTCGGGATGCCCTCCCAAATATGGTCGTAATCTTCCGGATCGTCTGCCTTCGACCGCAGCCGCTCTGCTTCCATTGCCGCATTCCAGAACGGGTTGCGGTCCCAATTTACCTCGACAATTCGGGCATCGGCTGGGCGCTTCTGGATAAACGCGGTGTAGACATAATCCGTGTCCAACTCCGGGTTCATACTGAACCAGATCTCAGACGTGATTTTCCGGATCGTCGGCAGGAAAAGTTGCAGCGATTCTTTTGAGAGTGCCTGCGCTTCTTCGCCCCAAGCGATATCAATATCGTTGAGGGATTTGATCGAGTCGGCAGTCTGGTCGCTCAATCCGCGGAAGATGAACTTCGAGCCGTTCGCGCCAGTGATATCGCGCTTCGTGATATTGAAGAACGAACTGAGCCCGCAATCCTTGATGCGCTGCTCAATGATGGCCTTAACCGATTCGTCGATCGACTCCTGAATTTCACGGAAACACAGGATGCGAAGCGGCTCCGAAGCGGCGCGGATAACTAGAGCAGTCGCGCACGCCATCGACTTGCCAGAGCCGCGACCACCATGAAAAATGGTGTAGCGCGGCCCTTGCGTCAGCAGACATTCAGCCCAATCAGGAAGCGATACATCACTCATTTGCCGACCGCCGGCCGGTTAGATGCATGAATCGGCGCTTGCGGCGGAGGCGCGCCGTTTCCCGACGTCAGTTGCTGCGCGGTCGGATCGGGCTGAACCTGCTGCACGCCGTGAAGCGGATTGATACCCGGCGACGGCGCCGCGTTGCCGCTCGCAATGGCTGCATTCACCTTGCCATCGAGCGGATGCTGCGGCTGGCTCGCGCTGATCTGCTCGGCGGTGTTCTGCACGTTGCCTTGCATGCCTTGCAGCATCTGTATGATCGTCGCAAGTTGCGAGGCGTTCGTGGTGGACACTGCCTGCGCAGCTTTCGCCTGGTTGAGTTCGGCGGTCGAAAGAGACTGCACGGCGGATGCCTGGCTCTTGCTTGCGTTGGCGTCGGACTCGCGCGCCTGAGCCAGCAGCGCGACCGTGGCGGCGTCTGGCGGTGCGTTTGCGGCCTCCTGCTGGGCCTCTTCCAATTCCTGCGCCTCCTCGTCGGTTGGCTTGACCACGCCAGCCTGCACAAGCTGTTTGCGCGAGTAAGCGGAGAGATCCTGCATTCCCTCACCGTCGAGATTCTGAATGAGCGTGTTCATGACGAGCTGCGCCATCTGCGGATCGACTACGGCCGGCAGCAATTTGATGAGCGTATTGACCGTCGAATCCTTGCGGCTGTTGAACGCAGGCCCCACGTCAACGAACACATCGAGCCCCGGCGTGAACGCGCGCGTGATGATCGGCTCGCCATCGGCGTTCAGCGACGGGACATTGATCTTCGTCGTCTCCGAGGTGTTGTCCTCACCAATAGCTGCAAACGGCCGGTTTTCCTCAACGTAGACGTCGGCCGCCATCGACATGTAGACCTTGCCGCAGCGCTCCAGCGCGCGCGCCATGTTGTCGATGAAGATATAGACCTGCATGTCCTGATGGGCCTGTACGCGGCTCACCAGAGCATCCGACGTATTCGAGTTCACCTGATCGGCTGCGAGATCGCCGCCAGTAACGTCTAGCATGTCGGCTGCGGTGATCTGCACAAGACCGGCGAGCGCTGGAGGAACGTCAGGCTGCTTGATCTGCCCGACCGGGCCGGAAACGGTAGACGAGCCGTCAGCGCCCGTAATCGGGTTGATCAGCAGGTACGGATTGTTCGCCACCAGATCACCGGCCCATGTCAGTTCATGTCCAGCCATCTGCTCGGGCGTGAAAATCGGCTTCTCGCGCGGCGTGAATGCCGTGATATCGGCCAACGTGCTGATCTGCATGTTGTACAGACGCTGCGAATCCTTGGCGAGCCGAACGGCACCTTGAAACCGCTCGATGCCGTCGATGATCTGGCGGATGCCGAATACGACGACAATGGGAATCTCGCTGCCAGCGATATAGCCGCAGTCTTTCAGAACGCCCGAGCCATCGAGGAAGTATTTGCGCACGCGCTTACGGTTGCGCTTGCCGGTGCGAACCTTCGCGTAGCCGATCGACTTCCAGTGTGCCTCCTGCTCCGCGGCATCCTCGCGCGACTCGGCATCCAGACCGGCGTACACCTTCTGCTCAAGCTTCGAGTTCGGCTCAAGCCACACCGAATATTGTTCGACCTTCTGCTCGACCTCGTAATACTCGCCAATGTAGACGGCATCGTTCGTGAACCAGTCGAACTGCTTGAGAGAGCGAACCATTTTGAAGCTCGACGGCCGTTCTTCGATCTTGACTTCGGCGCTGCTCAGATATTCGTCCGTGTAGGTGTCCCAACTAATCGGGTTGAGCACAACGCACCACTTGGCGTCCGACTTATCGAGCTTGCGGCTGTCCGGGTCAAAGAAAACACTGATATCGGCGTCGTTGATCGGCTCGAACAGGATGCGCTGCGGCGTGTCGTCGTCCAGATCGACTTCTGCGCGGTGATCATAGTCGTTCGTCAGACGCCATGCGCCGACGCCGCCCGCCACAGCTTCTTCGAATGCCGACACGTAGACGTCCTGCGCGCCGCTGTATTGTTCGTCCGACCGGTAGACGATGCGCAGTGCGTCCAGATCGTCCTGGCGGCTGCCGTCATCGCTCGACCGGAAATTGACCGTCATCGCATTGGCGCGATATTCGGACACAATGCGCCGCACGGCTTTCTGCGTCTTGTTGACGACGAAGCGCGGCCGGTTATTGAACTGCGCGCCGAGGCCGCCTTCCCATTGGGCACCGTCTACGAATGCAAAGCGCCGGTCCTCCAGCGAGGCGAGCCGGATTTGCTGCTGCGGGCCATAAGCGCGATCGAAGCGCGACGTGGCGCGATCCCACACTTTCCCGAGGCGTTCTTCTTTGGTCAGAGCCATAGTGCCCACTTCCTTTCGATGGGTTCGAATTTGCGACGCTCAAACAGTGGCGCGGCAGAGAAAGCCAGCTTTTCGCCAGCCATGAAACACTTCACGCCGCGGCGTTTCAGTTCCTTCTCGGTCGCATCAAACAGGGCATTGCCGAACATCGCGCCGCGCCGGGTCTGCTCGACGAAGAAAATGTCCCCAATCCCTTCCAGGCAATCGCCGTAATGGATGCTCGGGCGAACGAACACGACGAAGTAGGCAACGATCCGGCCATCGAGGCGGCCAATCATCATTGAGAGTTGATCCGCATCCTGCATCGCCTGATAGAGCGCGACATTAGGCTTCAGGTCATAGCCCATCTGCTTATGGATGCTGATCTCGTCGTAATGCTCGTGCAGCAGCGGCAGGAGCTCCGCATACACGTCCTGGAACCGCTCGACTGCAAAGACTGGCCGCGACATACGGACTCCTAACGACGACTGTTGAACTGATTGGCGGTTGCTGCGCCTGCCACGAACCCCGCTTTCGCAGCAAGTTGCTCGACAAACAGACGGCGCGCGGCGAGCGACTGATAATTGCGCAGCGCGGATGCCAGAAGTTTACCGTTCGACAGCAGTTTTGCCGCATTTTCCGTCGTAATCGCTGAAACTTTCTGCGTGACCGTGCGCGTGAGTGCGCCAGTCAATGCGCCGGCCGCCATGCCGCCGATTGCGCCAACCGGGCCGAACGCTGAGCCGACGCCGCCGGTAATCAGCCCCTGCACTGCTGAATCCTTCAGCGCCGAGCCGAGATTGCTGCCGAAACGCTTAGCCGCGCTCTGGTTCTGCGCAGTGTCGCTGCCTGCGATCTTGCCGGTTTTGGCGTAGCTGGCCGTCTGCCGCAACAGGTCGTCGGAGACATTGGCGAACTGTTTAGCATCGTTTGCGGACATGAACGGCGTGTATTTGTCGGCCGTCGATCGGAACTGATTGCGGTTGAACTCAGTCTTGCCGGCGCTGTTGAGATTGCGCTCCTGAACCTCGCTCATCGCCAGGTCACGCGCACGTTGCTGACGCAATGCGATGGCCTTCGCGCGGTCAGCCGCCTCCATGTCGGGCAGCATCTTCTCAATGCTTCGCAGACCGGCCGGCGAGTCAGCGTTCTGGATGGCCTCCTGGGCCTGCGCGAGCGCCGTCTGACTCGTGCGCTGCGATTCGATCGTGGCGACGGTCTGCGCATGCGAGCCGTGCAGTTCCTTGTACGCCGGCGACTGAGCGTCCAGCACCTTCTGGAACTCCGACTGCGCGGCCGCATGCTTCTCGCTCGATGCCAGAGCGCGCCGGATGTATTCCTGCCCCTGCGCCGGCAAGCCCGTCAGATCGTTCTTGTTTTGCAGGTGGCGTGCGAGTTCGGTCAGGGCGTCGATCGTGTCTTGAGGCACCTTGTTTGCCGCGCGCGCGCCAGGCTTCATCTGCTCAGTCTTCACGCTATTGATGGCATTGACCAGCTTGCCCGGATCGACTTCACCGCTCACCGGATCGACGGCGCTATACAGGCGACTCTGAACCGACTGCATGGCATCGATAGGCGCGGATGCCTGCTTGAAATTGTCCAGGTAGTTCTGGAACCCGGGCGCGGACTTTTCGAGTTGCTTGTCGAGCACTTCCTTGACGCGCAGCAGTTCGCGCGACGCCTGCACTCCGGCCGGGTTCGCTGTCGCCATCTTGGGATCTACCATATCGTCGATGCCCTTGCGTACCGAGTCATACAGCGTCTGAGCATCGGTGATCGGGGCACCATCGTTGTCGATGATGCCGCGCAAGTTGTTCAGCGACTGAGCGACGGCCGGCCGCTTGCCGCTCGGCCCCGCGAGAATGCTATCGATCGTATTGAGAACGGGCGTCGGATTGGCTGGCTTGGCGTTCTGGAATATCTGCTCAAGGTCTTGCGACGCCTGAGCGCTGCGAGCGGCTTTCAACGATTCTAGCTGCTCGGGCGTGCCTATAACCTGCTCAAGCGTCTTGCCAGCGTCGGCCTGTCGCGCCTTCTGCAAGTCGTCGAACACGGTCGAACCTTCGTCGCGAGCCATGCGCTGCGCGAGTTTGACCGGCGCCTCAAATTGCGGCGCCTGGAGTTTCTGAGCGATGCCCTGATCGAGCGTCTGCACTTCGGCCTGCCCCTTGGCGGCAAGTGCATCGCTGTGCTGCGCGGCGGCTTCGGCTGCCTGCTCTGCTGCCTGCGGATTGGCCGGAGTGCCAGGGTTGGCCGGCGTGCCTTGCTGCCCAAGCTCACGCGCGATCGCTGCGTCATTCTCCGCGCTGGCATTGGCGAACGTCGATGGATTGGCGTTCGTGGCAGCCTTCTGCACGGTCGTCACGTTCGCATCGTTAGCCAACTCGGCAGCGGTCGGTGTGTAGCCCGGCGTCTGCGGTGCCGGCGCCTGTTCAAGCTTCGTCGCCAACTGCTCAGGCGTGTTGCCGGATGCCTGCGCAATATCCGCGGCAACATGCGCGTCCGTTGCATTTCCAGCCGCAGATACCTGGGTTGCGTCAGACGGCGCTTTGCCAAACCAGCTTTGCGCCTTGGCGATGCCCTTTGCGATGGTCGGATTCTCGGCGAGCGCGGCGATGCCTTTGCCGACCGCCTTACCGACGCCCAGACCGACTGCCCCTGCCCCCGCACCGACAGCCGCATCCCGCGCGATCTCGGCAGCCGATTTATTGTCGGCCACAGCAGGCACAGCACCAGCCACAGCACCGCCAGCTACAGCGGTAGGCAACGAAGCGCCACCGGCCGCGACATATGGCGCCGCAGAGCCGACAACGCCCGCGACCTTACCTGCCAAGCTCCCGCTCGTGTCGCGCGCGACCTTCTCATTGATCTGGTTGCGCGCCGCGACCGCACCGTTGGCGAAATCGTTAGCGCCGACCATGCGACCACCAGCCGCCGCAATATCGAGCAGACTGCCCGCGACGCCGCCGATGCCCTTTTCTGCCACATCGGACAGCGTCGAACCGCTTTGCGATGCAGGCACGACTTGGCTAGGGCCGGCGGGCGCTGCACCTTGGCCGGTCGGAGCGCCACCAAACGGATTCCAGCCTTCCCAATTGCCGCCATCAGCGGGAGGCTGCTGCGCACTCTGCGGGATGACTAACGAGCCGTCAGCCAAGCCCTGCTTGACGACCGCCTGCTGATCTGCCGTGAGTGTGCCATTCTGCATCGCGGCGATTGTCTGCGGGCCGATTGGCTTGGGCTGCGGCACTGCACCCTTGGCCGCTTCGAAGCTGGCCGGCGCGCCGCTATCCTGCGTGGCGTTCGACTGCGGCCGCTGCAATTGCGAAGGATCGACCGCGATCTTTCCGGACTGCACGCGCTGATCGACCGCATCCATATCAGCCGGCGACAGGCGTCCTGAGTTGTAATCAGCCACGATCTGCGCATTGACACCGGCACCCGGAGCGAGAGCGGGCGCGCTCGGTGCGACAGTCTGCGTCGGCTGTTGCTGCTGCGGCGCCGTATCAGTGCCCACCACGCTTGGATCGAGGCCATAAGATGCGGGGCTCGGCAAAGGCGCGGCGGGGGCCGGTTGCGCATCAGGCTGCGGCGTATCCTGACCGCCTGACTTCGTGAAGTGCGCCATCACCCGATTCGTGTACGCGCGCGTCTGACCGCCCCAATTTGCAGGATCTGTGCCGCCGATGTACTGCGTCACCGCGCCGGCTGCGCTGCCTGTGCGCTGAATGCCTTCTTTCAGCAGATAGGCGGCACCGAGTGCGGCCGCTTCAGGCGATGCGTACGGGTCGATTTGATATTTCTTGATGAGTGCCGCGCGCGTGGCCGGCGTCACCTGGTACGGCGTTTGAGCATCCGCGCTGCTCACCTGATTGGCGTTCGACTTCTCGCCGGCAACACGAATGCTCGTGAGCAGGCCAGGAGGAATACCGGCCGCATCCGATGCAGCCTGATCGGCAGCCGCATACACCGGGTCTTTGTACGATTGCGGAAAGGTGGAATTGCTCATTGCGTCGGATCAAAAGATTGAGCGCCCGGCGCCGTGTAATAGCTCGGCGCTGCCTTCTTGCTGAACTGCGTGAAGCTGTCGCCCTGCTTGACGAACGCAGACTGGCCGTTAGGCATCTGCACGGTCATGTCGCGGTACGCCGGCCCGAACGATCCATTGTTGCCGCGCGCCCAATCGCCACGCGCGTTCGACCATGCAGCCTTCGAGGCGAGGAACTTCTGCCGCGCCTGAAGGTACGAGGCCCACGCCTGCGGGCTATCAGTGATCTGCGGCACGTTCTGGACCGCGCGCGCCGTCGACGCGTCCGTGAAGTTGCCATTGACCATGCTTGCGGTTTCAGCCTGCGTGACGAGGCTCGATGCTTCCTGACGCAACTGCTGAAGCTTCGACGTGTCGCCAGTCCATCGACGTCCAGCCTGATCCCATGTAGCGCCGAGCAGCCCGCTTGTTCCGCCGTTCTGGATCGAACTGAACGCTTGCGCGAGTTCGCCAGATTGATCGGCCAACTGCTGATTGCCCTGGCTTGCCGTGTATTCAGGCTGCGCGGCGGCGATCGCAGCAGGAGGCGCGGTGATCTGCTGATTGATGAGCCCGGTATTGGCCTGCGTCTGCGCTATTCCTGCCTGAGTAGCCTGGATTCCCGTCGCGGCTTGCTGCGGGGCATACGCGGCTTGCGTTCCTGCCAGAGAAGCACCAGCGTTTGCCGCTGCGACCTTTGCCGGGACTGTATTCTGCGCAACTGCCGCGCCAGCTTGGTTCGCCTGATTCGCATACAGTTCTCCAGCGGTGTTCGCGCTGCCGGCGTTCAGAATCTGCGACGCGAGCTGCTTGGCGCCTTCCGGGTTCTGGTTGATCAACTGCTCAAACGAACGCGTCTGCGCAGCGCCTGCTGTATCGCCTGCGCCTTCCTGACGCACCGCGCGGGCTTCGAGCAACTGGAGCGCACCGGGCACATCGCTCGCCTGCAAGCGCGCCTGCATTCCTGCGACGGTCGCAACAGCATCTGACGACATGCGCTGCCGGATGTTCTGCCAGTTCACCTGCTGCTGGTTGGTATTGGCATTCACCTGCGCCGAGAATTCCGGGTACTTCTGCGCGAGCGCTTGCCAGTCAGCCGAAGTCGCGTTCGGATTGCCCGACAGAGCCGCCGATTCCATTTGGAAAGCCTGCTGGCGCTGATTGTTGCTGATCTGGAGGCCAGTATTCGACTGAACGGCCTGATTCTGCGCATTCGTCGCGCCGATCCGATCCTTTGCCGTCGCTAGGTTGTAGCCGATCTGCTGCCCGGTCAGTGCGTTCTGACCCATTTCAGTGTCGATGCCTGCACCGAGGCCTGAGAAGTCATACATTAGACGGACCCTCCACCAGCAAACGCGTTAATCCCCTGCGTGATCGAACCGAGGCCCGACTTAAAGGAATTCGAAAGCGCCGTATCGTATTGCGAATAGGCATTCGCCGAGTTCTGCCATGCCTGATCGGAGTTCTGCTGATAGACTTTGCTTGCGGCTTGTAGCCCATTGACAGCGTTCTGACCGTTCGTCATCAACTGGCCGTAACCAGCGAGGCGCTGCGTGATGAGACCGTTAAGAGTGCCAATGGACGTGTTGGCGAGCGTGTTGCTCGTGTTTGATCCGCGCAGTCCACCGGTCGCCGATGCGTTGGCTAAGATGTTTTCGTTTCCAGTCTGCATCAATCCCTGATACTGCGCGCCATTCTTGATGCCGCCGATCGCAGCGTTCTGCGCATCGTTGCCGTTTGCCCCGAGCAAATCCCCGTAATCGGTAAGACCCGTCTGGCCTGCTGCCAGATACGGTGAAATCTGCTGCTGCTGATTGTCGTACTGCTGCTGCGCCAGTTGAAGCTGGCTCTGAGCGGCTTGCTGTTGCGATGCATTCGCTTTGCCGGCCTGATTCGCTGCCATGGCCGAGCTGGCTACGCCAGCCACGGCGACTGCGCCTACTGCTGCTGCAACCATGATTCACCCCACCGAAGATTCGTAACAGCCAGATAGATAGAAAGTTCCTGCATCCAATGCCGCGCCGTCGTAACGGCTCAATGTCAATACCGACGATTCCGGGCCAACTACGCCTGAAACCATGACACCGTTGGCCGATGCGCCAGGAATGATTCCCCTCTGGTCGCTTAAAGGCTGGTGAGTAAATGGAAGTGTTACCGTGGGCTTTCCGCTGGCCGTAATAGTCAGCGTTATTTCCACGTAAATTAGTGTGCCGATCGAGGCCCACACGCCCGATGCGCTACCGCTCGACGCGACCGGCTGATACCCATTCATTGCGCTGCCGTTGACCACGTTTCCAATGGCGTCAGCAACCGCCGCGTTGCCGCCGAGGGCTGCGGTCAACTGGCCTTGTGGCACGCGCGTCATGTTTGCCATGATCAGGTCGCCAATGGCTCAAGCTCGACCAGAAGGCCGAACCACGTGACATGGGCTGTCGTTACGTGCGCAATCCGTACCTGCATCCGGTCGCGCGCGAGCCCAGCCGGCAGCCACCGGATGCGCCGGTCATAGCCGCCGCGCGGCGCCGCAGAGGCAAAGCGTACTTGCGACCAGCGAATCCCATCCGACGAGTACTGCATGGCAATGCGCGACGTGTCACCCGCCTGGCCGGTGATGCACTTCAGTTCGACCGAGCGCAACCCGGCAGATGCGAGAGGTAGGAGCGCCATCGGACCAGTCACGCGGTGAAGCACCGGTTGGCCGTAATGACCTCCTGTCGTCGCGTCCAGATACCCAACGCGGTTATCCGCCAGGTCGCCGCACAGCCACTTGCCATCGAATCGCGTGAAGTTGCGCGCACGGTAGAAGTTCGAATCTTCCGGGCCGCTGTTCAGTTGCGTCCAGAACTTCAGTCCCACGCCGACAGTCGCGGTCGCATCGAATACAAGCGTTTTTGTCGGCAGGTGTACATACAGAAGCTCGGAATCCTCAAACGAGATCGCCTCAAGCGTGACCACAGCGACCTGATCGGCCGTCAGCTTCGATAGTTCGTAATCGACTGCGGCGGAACTAATCTTCGCTGGCGCATTGCCGTTCAGCGTCCACACACCATTCGGCATGTTCCGGCCGCCGCCAATCCATGCGAGCGTCTGATTGAAATAGCACATCGTCTGACGCGAGACACACCCAATATCGATGGTGTACGACTGCTGAACCGTGAACGGGAAATTGTTGCCGCCCGTGTTGGCCATCGTCTGCGTGGTGTTCTTGCCGAACACGTAAAGCTGGTTGTTCAGCTTGTATTGCGCGGTGATCCCGTCTGGATCGTATTCCGCGCTGCCGAAGTAGCCTGGAAAGAACGTCAGGTTAGTCAGCGAACTGCACCACACATCAACGCCGTCCGTGACCATCACGTAACCAGCGATGAATGTCGCGTCAACGATTGGCGTGATGCCGGCCGACTTGCTCATGTCGACCTGAATGAAGTTGCCGAGCGACGTCCACGTGAGATTGAACGTCGCACCTGTTCCGCCGCCGCTCGACAGCACCTGCGGGACCGGATTGGCCGGGATGAACTTCGTCAGCACCTGCGGCGCGGTAAGCACACTGATGCCGTTGATCACGCCACTGGCAACGCTCGTCACCTTCAGCGTCGCCTGCTGGCCTAGCGGGCCAATCGTGATCGTGTCATTGACTGCGTAGCCAGTGCCACCGCTCACCACCGCAGCGCCCGTCACATTGCTGTAGCCGGTCGGCGCGTAGTAGTAGAGCAGATTGTCGGAAACGATGATCAGGTTGTCAAAGCCGTAATCCAGACGACACTTCAGACCATCGTTAGCCACCGTCCCGAGCTTCGTCCGCGCGCCGCTCGTATCGTACGAGTAGACCGATGCGCCCTGCACGCGATACATCACGCCATTCCAGACGATGCCGCCACGGTCAGATTCGCCCGTTGCCGACGACGCTATCCATTGCGACAGGCCGCCGTGATCTGTCGGCGTGCCGGGCTTCTGGTCCGTCGATATCTGGCGCAGCTTCAGGTTTATGGCGAAGTCGCCCTGGATTGAGCCTTCGTCAGTCGTCACTGTCCCGCCTGACATCAAGGGAATCGGAAACGGCTGGACGTTGGCGAGCGGAACCTGGGCCACTTACTTTCCTTTCTTCGCGACTTTCTTGAGCGCCGGATTGGAGCGCTTGGCCGCCGGCGACGCCTTGCGCGCAGCACTGGCGAGGATCGCACCCGCGTTCTTCATCGGAATGCCCTCCTTGCTGGCGATTTTCGACTGTTCAGCAGCGAAACCGGGATGCTTCTTGGCCATGATCAGACTCCAGACTGAGGCGAATAGAACACTTCGACGCCCGACGTGTTCGCCGCGGCAAGCACGGTCGCGTCGTTGTCGGCAGGATTGAGCGTCACGGCGATCTGCAAGCCGTACTTGAGCGCGAGCGTTTCAACGCCCCAATCAATGCGCTGCGGCACGTTGGCCGGGATCTGGAACGTCATCGCCGGAACGTCAGTGCCGAGAACCGGCGCAGTGGCCTTGTCGAACACCTTCAGATAGCACGTGACCGACGCCCAGGCGCAGAAGCCATCGAGACCAGTCGGCACCGCAGCGAGCGAATTGACGTTTGTCGATGCGCCCGTTACCAGGTGAAAGCGCTTGAGCGAACTGATTGCTGTGACGTTCACGGTGCACCCCCAGCGACAGCCGAACCCGTACCGCCTGCGATCAGATCAGCCTGATTCGCCACTGCGGTGAACCAGTCCCGCACGGCTTTGGCCTGCACGACATTGTTCGTCGCCGCCAGTTGCGAGAGCGTGACCGAGATATCGCGCCGGATACCGAACGGATCGACGAACGACGGCGGCCCAGGAGGAAGCTCGGACCAGTGCGGATTCTTCTTTGTGGCGGGCATAACGCCTCCTAGAGGGCTACTTTGATTACGTTTCCTGCGGTTTTATCGATCCACAACTCGCCCGAACCAGCGACAGGCTGGACCGTTGGAAGCTGCGATAGGACTTGCAGAAGCAGATTGATCGACGTGCGCTGCGTCACGCCGCCCGATGTGACGTAGATCAGTACGGAGTCCGAAAGGTTCGGGGTATCGTCAAACGGAAGGTCGCCAATCGTCGCCATGTCAGCCTCCGTGGCAAGCGAATTCGCCGTGAAACATGGCGCGAATTACCCCGATAAACTGCGTGGCCGCATCCAAATCACGGAAATGGCCAAGCAACCGTTGTTTTCCGCGAACATTGATCTGTGCAGCCCACTTCTTCTGCTGCTTGCTCCAATGGACGCCCTTGATGCCCGATTTGTTGTTACTGAACAGGCGTCTGTTGCACATGTTTTCTTCGGGAATGGCAGGTCTGATATTGAGCCACCGGTTATCCCACTCAATGCGATTCTCGTGGTCAACTTGTTCAGTTGGCCACTCTCCAGTCATCCAGAAGATTGCTAGGCGATGTTCCAAATACAGCGTCTTGTTGATCGAGACACGGCGGTATTTCTTTCCTTCCGCCGTACCGTTGATCGAACCAGCACGAGATCCAGCACGACGATTTCCGCTGCTCTTTACCCAAGTGAACGCGCCTGTATCGGGGTCGTAATGGACGATCTCTTTAAGTTCGGATTGAGTCAGCACGATCACATCCCCGTAATGTCGTTATCACCGGACCACAACTCCATATCCGGCTCCATGTGCGAGTCAGGCCCGGCGTCAACGCGCGGCGGCCGCTGCGGGTAGAACTGGACTCCATCTGCCCATACTTGCACGCCGCTGCCCATTGGCATGTTGCTCGGTCGCTGGTACTGTGGGATGCGTTTGCCGAAGAACAGCAGGTTATCGCGCGCCAGCTTAAGCTCGGCCACCGTGACGCTCGACAGATTCTTGCCGATACTCGGAGCCGCGACAATCGCAGCAGACAGGATGATCAGGTTGACAAGGCCGGTCGGCACGTTGACTACCGTGGCCGGATTGTTGATTCCCGGCGTGTCCGCATACACCCAACCGCGCACACGCGCGCCCTTCGTCTCAAGCTCGGCGAGGTTGGCGTCCAGACGGTCACAGACGCGGGCCATTTCCTCGGGCGGAAAGTCATACACCATTCCGCTCAGACCGAGTTCGCCCAATCCATGCTCAACGAAGTAGGACTTCGGCGCTTTCACGATGCACCGAGTTTTTCTGCCGCGGCAAGCGCTGCGGTTACAACCGCCACAGCAGCCTCGACCGGGTTTAGACCTTGATTAATCGCAATCGTGGAAGCGGTGCGAGTCGCCTCATAGATTACTTGCTCATGCATTTGTTCGGTGAGCATCACGATTGAACTCCTTGCGCTTCAGGCGCCGGCTGCACCGGAACAATGGAACCGCCGCCGTCTGCCGTGGACATATGCGATTCAATAGTCTCGGTTCCCGTAACGAACCCGGCATGAGCTTCATGAATGATCCCATCAGCATTGGCATCAGTCGGATCAAGCTTCGCCTTCAGCTGTCGCGCTGCCTTGGTGCGGCCGTCCAGCTTCGTCTGCTCGGCCGCGATCTGCTCCTGAAGCTTCGCATTCTCCGCCTCCATCACGGCGAGTTCGTGCGCTTCGAGCGCTTCCGCTGCACTTTCATACCAGCCTTCGGCCACGTGCGCCGGAGCTTCAGCCGTCTCGACGACCTTCTGTCGCAGCTTGCCCCACACCGATTCACCCTCGGTCGTAGCAAGTGCGGACTTGAAAAGAGCCACTAACATCATGACGACCTCGAAATTGGTTAGGATTCCGGCGTATTTTACTGCATTCCCTAGACGCATCAATGACTTTCGGTTATATGGCGGTCATTTCCCCTCCGACTTCACGATCTTGATCTGCACAGCCGGAGCGCCGTCCTTCCCAGCAATCTCCATCGCCTGAACAGCCTTTCCGTAGCCACGGTCCAGCAATTCCTTTACGGCGCTGATCTTGGCTTGATCGCTCTCCGACGCCTGAGCAATCGATACAAGCGTCTGTATGGCCTCGGCTCCGAAAGACTGTGCCAAAGCCTTAATGTCTGCTGTCACCCTGTTCACGGACCCCTTGACGCGTCCACCGGTCTTATATCCCTTAGCCATACGCCACCTTTCTAACTGCGTCTAACTTAGATGGCTCGACCAGATGCTCTCCGAATCGAAGCGCAAGACGTGCGGCCACCACCTTTGATCCCAATCGAAGGCATTCCTTCTCGAACTCCGTAATGCGAGGTTTTCGCTTCTTCTGCACGGTGCCACCATTTCCGCCCGGATGAATATTAAGGAACGGCTTCAATTCGTCAATCCGTTGTCGTTCGAATTGGTAGGCGTCCTTCTCGGACTTGAATCTGGCGACTTCATGACCGTCCAGTTGAAACGCCTTTCGTTGGACCGCTAGACGACGACCGCTCCCCTTGCCGATATACATAACAGCGCCGGACTCGGAGACAAGCTCGTAGACGTAGAAATTCATACCTTTCTCGCCTCATGCACCACTTCCTCGTAGGCAATCTGCGACGCCGCCACAAGTTCACGCGCCTCAATCTGCGCCCTGTCCCTGTCGCCAGTGACGAGTGCCGCCTGTAGCCGGTCTACGCGCTTTCTGACCTCTTTGAGCCATGCGCCGCTGTTACATTCCGTCATGATTGGCATTGCGTAACCTCCCGTTCGTTCGATTTCGATGTCCATGCGGCTGTAGGTCATCGCGATCCAAGCACGCGTACGCAGTAGAACCACGAATGATCAGCGCGGCATTCGTTCCATAGCATCCGTTCGTAGGCAATCGATCCAATGACCAAAAGTGCCAGCGTCGATACCAGAAAGATTATTGGTTTCATGCGCCTCTCTCCAAATCGAGTTGCATCCACCGCTCCAGACTCGCCTGCGCCTGCTCATCCGTCATCATGGCGATGGCGATTTTCTCGAAGTAGGCGGACGCGCTGCGCCGATCGGCTGCCGATTCGCCGTGCTGGCGACCCTTGAAGAACGCCCACCGTGCCCAGTCATACGTAGGCCAGTACGCCCACTTGTCCGGCAGGCCGTGGATATCGCAGAACACCTTAAACTCGCGCTCGAAGCGATCCCATTGCTCGGGAGTCATGCGGGCGCGGGCGAGCGCTAATGATTTGGCAGGGTCACCGAAGCACATCCGAACCCCCGCCGTCGAGCAGTCTTCCAACAATCCACAGGCCCGCAGCGAGTGCGAGGACGATTAGGGTGGGGGTCATGCTGCCTCCTCAGGCGCGGCGCATTGCCGCTTTGTGACGCTTCACGCCTCGCGCCTTGCGTGCTGCTCGCTTGTCCATTGCTACGCAGCGACGGGACGGCGACGTCTTTCCGCTTCCCTTTCCATGCGATTCATATGAGCCGATCTGAGCAAGCGCCGCTTGCCGCTGGATAGCGCTGGTGAAAGCCATTGCGGCGGCGATCTGCGCCATCATCAATTTGGCTCGGGCGAATGCGTTTGTTTGCTGAAGCATGTAAATCTCCTAGGGTCAGTGCTGCTGTTTAGGTGTTCGCGGTGGCCGCTGCTATGGCCTGCTCGGGCGTCTCTACGACGTAAATCGGGCCGCTCCAACTGGCGTGGAACTCTTGCTGCGCCGGCGTGAGCTTGCGGTCGGATGCGGGCTTAGATGGGTCTTTCACTTCGATCAGGCAGATCCGCTTGGTTGGCCGGTACATGACAACCAGGTCAGGGAATCCGCCGCCGATTGTGTGCGTGGGCGTGACGAGGCAATCATTGGCACGTAGAGCGGCCACGATATCGACTTGATTGCCGTCGGCGCGTCGGGCGTATTTCATGGCCGCACCTCACGGAACTCGATCACAGACCAACCCTGCTTCGCGGCGTGCTTAGCTAGTTCTGGCGACTGGGTAATCGTCCATTCGAGCGCGCCCGTCGGCCAGATCATCCATAAGCGCGAAAGCTTCCGGCGCTTATCCTTCTTTCCCGCGCGCGTGCTTGAGATCATGCGGGCTCCTTGACAAGCTCATAGCCACCGTGCTTCCCGTTAAATCTGGTCACGCTTGCTTTTGTGATGGGACCGGCTTTTTCATGCGTATGAGGGTTCACGGAATGGATCACTGCTCGCTTGCCGTCTTCGAAAATGCTCACGATTTTCACGTAGCGGGAAAACCGCATATCGACTTCGCGCCATATCTGGCCCGGTTTAACGCTCATGATTGCGTCCTCGAAATTACCCACGACAGCAGTTCAAGCTCCGTGCACTTGAGTTGCCGGAGAATTGAGCGGTCCCCATGCACACCTCGGTCCCCGCGATGGCACGGCACACAAAGCGGCACGGCAAGCCAGTGCGGCGCACGCTGGGCCATTCCCTGCCCTTCGCGAATGTGGTGGATCTCGACCGGCGTATCTTCTTCGCCAACGCCGAGCAGCTGGCAGCATGCGCAGCCGAGGCGCGCGACTTTGCCGAGATAGGCGGATTCGGCGCGGGTCATGACAATTCCTCTTTCGCCACGTCTGCCCAGTCGCTGCCGACGCATGCTGGAATCTGAACGGCCACCGACACGCCCGCAAGCGACAGACGTTTGGCGAGCGCGTAAGCGGCATCCTGTCCGGTGTAGTTCGCGTCGTTGTCGGCGAAGATCACCACCTCGCGGACTTCTTTCGGCGGCTCCCATTGCTGCATCCCGTTCGCGGAGATCGCGGCCCACGTCGGCACGCCGAATAGCACCGAGGCCGCGAGCGCCGTTTCGATCCCTTCCGCGATACCGAGACGCGGCGAAACCGGCGCGAGACGGATAGCACCTGTTCTGATGGTTCCGGCCATTACCTTTTTGGCTTCGTCGACAGGAGCCTTCCCGCCATTGCCATCAAGCCATGTGCGGTGCATCGTCGAGGGCGAGCCGTAGGGCATCGTCACCACACCGAGCATTGCCGGGAACGATCGGGCGGCGTCATAGCGCAGGGACTGGTGATAGCGCAGCGCGAGCGGCACCGTCTTGATTCCGACACGACCCGCGAGGTAATTCCAGACCGGATCGCCCATTTCCACGACTCGAGATTCTTTCCACGCCTGGCGCAGCATCTGGCGCTTACGCTCGTCCGTGAATTCGTGATGCGGCGCATCCTGCCGGGACATTCCGAGAACGCGTTCGACCTCGCGCGCAGCCTGCGGAAATGCCCAGCCGTTGATTTTCTGCAACAGTGCGAAACCGTCTCCGGCGCCGCAGTGGCTGCAATACCAGGTTCCCCGGCCGCCCTTGTTGTCGAACCTGAAGCGGTCTTTGCCGGCCGCGCAGATGGGACAGGGTCCGTGTTTGCTGGAGAGGAATTCGGTTGCGATTCCGGACGACGCAAGGATCGACTCCCAGCGGCCGACGCATAGATCGCCGATGCGTTCACGCTGCATGTTTCATCCCCTTGGCGTAAGCGATGTTCCGGGACTGGACATAAGCTCTGGTTTCCTTCGACGGCTCGCACGCCAGCTTCTCCATCGCGTTCGGCCATACGCCGTATTTCTCGCGAAAGATGTTCGCGATCCGGCCGTCGGAATAGCCGCGCATTGCTTTCAGGCCCAGCAGTTCGGAGAAGAATTGCTGCTTTTCGGCTTGGGTCGCCTTGACCTTCTTCGCGGTGCGGTCCTGCTTGACGAGCTCGCCGTCGGCCATCTGCACGTCGTTCTGCTTCTCCGGCGCGAAACCGCAAGCCGGGCATTTGTGCGCCGTTTTCATGAACGCGCATTTCGCGCATGCCGTCGGCAGCTTTTCCTTCTTCTTCGCCTGAGCGGACTTCTTCGGCTTGCCGTCGTCGAGCTCAAGCGGCAGATCGTCCGTCGGAAAGCCCAGGTGCTTCACGGTGCCGGAATGGTCGAGGATCAGCGCGCGCGTCTTGCCTTCCGACGGGCGCAGCACACGGCCGGCCATTTGCAGGTAGCGGATCAGGCTTTTCGTCGGGCGCGCGAGGATCAGCGTTTGGCAGAACGGCGCATCCCATCCCTCAGCGAGCAATGCGGAATTGCTGATGATCGTCGTCTGCCCGTTCTCGAAGCGCTTGAGCGTCTCGCGGCGCGTGTCCGTGTCGTCGTAGCAGTCGATGTGCTCCGCCGTGACTCCGGCCGCCAGAAACTGCTCGACGATGTGCTTGCTGTGGGCGATGTTCGATGCGAAAACAACCGTCGGCGTGCCCTTGGCGAGCCGCATCCAGTGCGTGACGATATCGCCGATCAGTTCCGGCTTGTCGGTCGCTTCGCCAACGTCCATGTCGGAATAATCGAGTTCGCCAAACCGGTTTTTCACCTGCTTGAACCCGGTCATGTCCGGTTCGCCCGGCGCGTAGATGTCGCAATCGACAAGGAAGCCGTCGTCGATCAGTTCGCGAATGCTCGACGCGATCACCATGCGCTCGAACAGCGGGCCGCCCAGGTTGTCGTAGACCTTCCCAAGCCCTTTGGCGAACGGAGACGCCGAGAGGCCGATTACGGGCTTCCCCGCGAAGGTTTCGATGATGCCGCGGTAATCCTTCGATCCGGCCACGCCGTGCGCCTCGTCGATGATGATGAAATCCACGTCCGGAATGCCGCGCTTGGCGATGGTCTGGATCGAGCACACCAGCACGTTTTCGTATTCGCGCCGGCTGTTTTCGCCCTGGATCACGCCGTGGTCGATGCCGTACTTCCGAAACGTCCGTGACGCCTGCTCGACCAGCTGAATCCGGTTTGCGAGGAACGCCACGCGCTTCCCCTTGAGCCGGGCGCCTTTGACCAAGCCAACGGACAGCGCCGTTTTTCCGCATCCGGTCGGCCCGTAAAGCATCTGGCGAAGATAGCCTTCCCCCAAGCCAAGGCGAAGGGATTGGATTGCCGCGGCCTGGTACGGTCGCAGTTCGAGTTCGGTCATGCGATACCCCTTCGGATCGGCAAAGGCGCAAGTGAATCCATCCCTTGGCTGGGAGGGTTTAGGTTTACTGTCTGGCTATGGCTATGGTTACGTTGACCGATCGTCAAACGATCCGTACCACGATTCGTGCTCTGTTCGTCGTTCAGTTGTGCTAATTTCGTAGCAGCCTCGTGTGCGACTCGTTCACGTCTTTTTGCTTCTCGTGCTATCGCCGTCTGACGATTTACTTCGGCCTGCTTATCCGCTTTTGCGACTTCGGCATCGGCGCGACGATTGATAAAACCCTCGTTCGTCTCGACCCAAAACTGATTGATGACCGAATCGATGGCAAAGCGATCAAGGCCCGACTCAGCACGCAGAAGCCGGTAAAGCGCTTTACGGTCGAGTGGCAGTGGCTTTTCAGTCGCGTAGTAGACGTCCAGCATCAGACGAAAAGCACCGTGTTCGGTGACCGACAGGTGACCTGTGTCGCGTTGGTAGTCGCCGATATAGTGCTTGTAGAAATTCACACCGACCTCCAGCAGCCGACTGCGCACAGCGCAATGACGCCTATCATCCAACCCGCGCAGAACAGATCCATGACTTATCCCTCACTCGTCCCAGACTGGCCCTGTTTGGGCAGCATGCTGACGGCGTAGCTAATGCCGAAAGAAATCGCACGGACGCAATAAGCCAGGAAGTCAGGGGTCGAAACGCCCTGTTCCGATGCCTTCTGGTCTATGCCCTCAACTTCCCCCGCGGTCAGTTCGACCGTCACCTGCTTTTTTTCATCGCTCATGCGGCGTCTCTAATCGTCCCAAGTGGGGACCGATCGTCTGAATCGTCACTGACCACAAGTCGCTGGGCCGGCACTATTCCACACAACAGCATTTCAGCGAGGCGAGCGAGAGCTGCTGAGTCGCTGTCGATGAAGTTGAGTTGCTTGAAGTTTTGAAGACGCGTGTAGACCTCGTCGCGCAATCGTGTTTTGACTTCGTTTCGATACTCCGCACGCGGACGCATGGCTGTACCTCAGGGGTTAGTGAGTTGTTGTTGATTAGGCAGCGACTGGCTGAGCCGGCTTCAGATGGTCCAGGCCTTCGAAGGCCTTCGGATACGCCACACGAAGGAACTGAAGACGTGGCTTCGGGATTCCATCTGTGCGCCATTGATGAACCGAAGGAGGCTTGCACTCGCAGATTCTCGCGACGGCAGACGTTCCGCCCAGGCGGTCGATGACGGTGTTTGCAAATTGGTCCATTGCGGAACCTCAAGTGGTGACTTCCTTCTCATTTTAGGCCGCCCTAAACGATTACGCAAGGTGCACCTAAACAAAAATAAATTAGGCTCGACTAATGGAAACTTGGAACACACGCCTCGCGAAGGCGCTCGCAGAAAGCGAGTACAAACCTCACCAGCTCGCCCAGGCTCTAGGCGTCAAGACGCCTTCCGTATCAGCGTGGCTGGGCGCCGCTACGATCCAGCCGGCCAAGAACATCACTGGCGAGAACCTGCTGCGCGTTTGCAAATTGCTGAACATCCGGCCCGAATGGTTAATGTTCAAGGAAGGAGCTATGCGGCCGTCTTCAAGCAAATTGTCTGATGAAATGCTTGAAATTATTGAAAGACTAAAAGAAATTGACCGCATTCAGGGAAGTGAAAGAGAAGATGCCGTCTATTTCATCAATCGCTTACTGCGCAAGGAAGATAGGTCGCAGCAAAAGGCTGGATAATTACCCAAATAGCGGGTTTACCCTATTTGTTAAACGTTTGCGTAGGCGACACTATTGCCGAACGCACCAGATTGTTCATACCAACGGTGCGTAATCCCTACCTAAAGGAGTACGGGGGCATATGTGGGAACTCAAACCGGCTGTGACCAAGTCGTAACACCGATCGAGCGAGGTCGGATCATAAAAATCCAGCGTCAAAGAACACGGGAAAAACCGCTGCAAGAGGAAGCACCCGCGGTGCGACGCCTGATGCAGTGCGTGGAGATGCTTGCCGAGTTGGCAAGAGAAGTAGCGCGAAACCAGTAGAGCCAAAGGCCCGCCTTGCGCGGGCTTTTGTTCATCAACAAATTAAGGTCTGCCTAAAATAGTTCTTGACCTCTAGTTTAGGTCGGCCTAAGATTACCTCATCAACACGACACACCGACGAGGTAGCGAAATGGACCTGATCCGCATCCGCGCAAGCAAGCTCGACACAGCAGCCAAGGTCGCCCAGGGCATGGGCCTGATCATCGACCGCGTGTACGGCGACAAGGACAAGGCGTACGTGAACATCGGCGCGCGTCGCTGCGGCACGTTGGGCAATCACGAACCACGCTGGACCGATGAGCAGCGCGAAGAATTCCTGAACTGGCGGCTGTGAGGTGTGTGATGAAACTGCACAACGTAATCGTCCTACTCGCCAACGCGTACATGGAATTGACGTGCATCGATCCGTGGATGACTGAAAGCAAGCGCCATTGGGTCATCCGTCGCACTGTCGATTACCGCAACGTTTGCTGGGGCTGAAGATGGATTTCGCCAGTTGGCTCAAGCGTCCGTTTGCTCCGTACAGATCCAACACGGCCGAACTGGATGCATTGGAGGATCGCCTAGAAGACGTCGATAACATCCGGCTTTTTTATGGGCAGTTGCAATGCCGCTGCTGTTGTTGCGACGAATGGACCGAATCCCCCGTAGGCATTGATGAGCTTGAGCCGATAGAAACTTTTGACAAGCACTATTGCGGCGGATCGCCGCGCTGCTGCCCTTAAGGAGTCGTCATGTCCATCCCATCCCTCGTATCCGGCTCCCGCATGTTGCGCGATGCATCGTGGCTTTTTGATCGCGAACAGGAGCGCGCAGATAACGCCGCATTGGCCGCCTACGACCGGCGCGAAGAAATCGAGAAGGCTGTCGATTTCAGCGATCTGCTGGAAGAGTGCTGCGAATTCACTCTGGCCCAGCGCGAGTTGTTCATGACCGCTCTGGCTCACGGCAATAACTCGGACGTGCACGCCATTTACTGCCTGCTCGATCAGGCGAAAGAACAGATCGTTAAACGCCGGTTGGCGGGGGGAGTCTGAAATGAAAGTGATCGTCGAAGGTTTCATCATCGCAAAACAGGATGAATGGATGGAAGAGCCGGAATTTATCTTCCGAGAATATGACTCGTCGAAGTATTCGAGCGATCCGCAAGTAATGGTTAAGCCGCACACCATTGAATTCGAAATACCCGATGGGTTCGACATACGGCCTGGTTTGGTTGAGTCGCTTGAGCAAGAGAAGCAAAAACTGATGGCGGCAGTTCAATCTCGCATCACGGAGATCAACGCGAAGATCCAGTCCCTTCTCGCGATTGAGGCGTGACATGAGCGAGATCAAAGACGTTGGCGCTGGCGCATTGCCACCGGCGAAGGTGAATGTCCCGTGCGACGAGTTCGAGAACGCTATACGCGCTATTGGAGTGGTTGCTGCATGCGAGTACTTCGGTTACGGCGCCAATAGCGAATTCACCAAGACGACGATCGATTATCTCCGTGCCCGAGGTCAATCGTGATGACGACCATGCATAGAAGAAGGCAATGGCGCGACCGCCGCCCGGTCACGATGGAAGAACTGCACATGAGCAACCAATATGTCGCAGTCCTCTGCGTGCTGGCCGGGATCGGTACGGCGCTCGTTCTTCTGCTGCTGATCTTTGGGCAATCGTTCGCGAACCTGTTTTTTGGAGGCTAACTTGAAACGTTACACATTCACAGCGAATGCATCCAGCGTCTATGGATCGCAGACCTATTACGTTGACGCCGAGACAGAAGAAGAAGCTCGTATAGCTGTCGAGAATGGCGATGGAGTGTTCGTTTGCGAAGAACTCGAAGTTCAGGATCTCGACAAATTTGAGCTTGATAGCGTTGAAGAAGTCCCCGAGGAGAAGTGACATGTTTGACGCATACGAACAGCAACGAAAAGAAAAACTGCGCGAATGGTCCGAGTACGTCGATTCGATCGAGGACCGCATCGCCCAGGCGAAGGAACAGTTGGGTGATCGGTATTTGCTGGCGCCGGCGAACCGAGTGCAGCGCCGCGTGACGCCGTACGGGAGCATCCGGTGAAGCGCGCCGCTCAATGGTTCAACGCCAGGCCGCTCATCGCGATGCTTCTTGGCTCTGCGGTCGCGTTCTGGATCGAGCTGGTTATTCGGGGCGCGACGTAATGGAAGACGACCTAAGCACAAACGCTTGGGAAATTCTCGAAACGATCGCCTGGTATCAAAACCTGTCGGAACTGCGGCGAAGGGGCCGAAATGGACACCAAAACACATTGGAAGAAACTGATCAACCCGGATTACATCGGTGCGTACGCGCTGCAACCGGACGAGGATCTGATCGTGACGATTGACTACGTTCAGCGCGAGCAGGTGACGGGAACGGGCGGCAAGAAAGAAGAATGCACGGTCGCGCATTTGATCGGCCAGAAGCCGCTGATCCTGAATGTGACCAACTCCAAGTCGATCGCGAAGCTCTACGGCTCGTATATCGAGGACTGGTCGGGCAAGCAGATCACGCTGTACGCCAGCATGACGAAGCTCGCCGGCGACATGGTTGAGTGCCTGCGCATCCGCCCTACTGCGCCAGCCAAGCGCCGCAAGCCGATCACAGATGACCGCCTTCAGGCCGCTATCAAGTCGATCAAGGCCGGCGAGTACACGACTGAGAAGCTCCGCGCGCAGTTCGAATTGACGGCAGAGCAGGATGAAAAGGTCAACGAAGCGGTCAAGGCCGCGATGGAGGAGTAATGCTAAGAATCCGTTGCTCGTCTCTCGGCAAGATCATGACCGAGCCGAAATCCAAGGATGAAATCCTGTCTGTCGGTGCGAAGACGTACATCGAAGACCTCGCGAAAGAGTTCGTCTACGGGTACGTCAAGGAAGTCACTAGCAAGGAAATGGAAAAAGGGCTGATCGTAGAGCAGGCATGTATCGACCTGCTGAACGAGGTCCTTTTCACCAGCTTTACCAAGAACACAGAACGACGCGAAAACGAGTGGCTTACCGGAGAATGCGACATTTTCACCGGGCGCAAGATCCACGACATCAAGGCTCCCTGGTCGCTCGCAACCTTCCCGGCGACGGTCTTTGCTGGCCGGGACAGGGATTATGAGTGGCAGCTGCGCGGGTACATGATGCTCTGGAACGTAGACGAGTCGGAAATCGATTACTGCATGGTCAGCACGCCAGATGAACTGATCCGCTACGAGCCTGAGGCCATCCATTACGTCGATCACATCGACCCGATGCTGCGCGTTACACGCGTTCCATATGCCCGAGACAAGGCGCTCGAAGACAAGATCAAACGCAAGGTCGATGTCGCTCGCGAGTACTTCGAGCAGATCGCTCAAACCATCGCAGAGGAGCACGCGTGATGCCAGTTTTCACGATCCGCGAAGCCGCAGATGCCAAGGAAGCTTGGAATTTCATCAAGGAAAATGCTGCGGAACAGGCGAGGATCAAGCAGCCTTTGATGGTCACGGTTGAGGCCTATCAGGAAAAGCGCACGCTTGAGCAGAACAAAAGACTGCATGCGTTACTGGAAGAAATCAGCGAACACGCGTGGGCCGGAAAGAAACAATACCCAATGGAATTCTGGAAGGAATATTTCCGCCGTCTGTTTTTGCTAAAGGACGAGTACACGACGCCCGACGGCGAAATCATTCAGGTCTATTGGTCAACTGCCGATCTGAAAGTGAAAGATTTCGCGAAATTCCTGACCAAAGTCGAAGTGCACGCAGTCCAAACGCTCGGCGTCGAGCTAATCGAAGTTTGAACTGACATCCTGAGAGAGACGAATATGAGTTTCGACTACATCACCAAGTACTACGGCGTGCCCGCCGAGCGCGGCCGCCAGGTGACGTGCTACGGCGAGCGCGGCGTGATCGTCGGCGCTGATGGTCATTACCTCCTAGTTGTCATTGACGGCGACAAGTCTGAGCAAGAACGGCGCTATCACCCGACCGACAAGGTCGCGTATGGCGACATCGTCGATGTGCCGGCGTTGCGGGAATGGAAGTGCCTGTTGCCGCGCGACCGATGGGACGACTGGGATCACCCAGCCGTCTTCACCGTTACCGCCAGCACGCGCAGCAAAGCACGATACAAGGCCTTCCTCGACCTGAGCGACGTCTACGACCTGAAAGGCAAAGACTTGACACGCATCCGCGTTAAGGCCGTGCCGCGACCGAGGCAATCCGAGGCAATGGAATCAATGCGCGATGTTGAACTCGACTCTGATTTGCCATTTTGACCGCCTAAAGGATCCCCACCATGAAAACCAACCAACCCGAAGCGGAAATGCGAGATAACCAACGACCAGACGCTGAGATTCTGCGCCGTAAAGATGACGAGCATGTCTCGATGCTCAAGGCGCGAGTCGGTATGGGCGCCGTCATCATGGAAGGCCAGGAAATATCTGCCGTGGCGCGATACATCGAGTGTCTGGAACAGCAAACCTCTCTCGCCACCAGTGCAGACCAGAGCGCGAGCGAGGGTGACGACATTCCGCCGCCGCTAACCGATAGCCAGCGCTCGCACGCTCACTCGTTTTACATGAGCCTTCCCCACAATTGGGAGAGCGGCGAGGCAGTGATTCGAAAAGTCGCGGCCGACGCATATGTGAACGGCTTCCAAGCCGCGAAATCCGCCGCTCCCGCTCCAGTAGCGCCGACAGAGCGGGCGGCGTTTGAGGCAGCATGTCAGAAGTTGGCAGCTTTGCCCGAGGATGCGCATGAAAAGCTGTTCGGTAATGATGATCTGGATACCTGGTGGGCTCTTTGGAAGGAAGCCCGCGCCACATCCACGCGCCCAGTAGCAGCGCTGACGGGCGAACAACTAGACGAGATTTACCTGATCGCGCAGGATTCGCGCCCCCTATCAGAGTTCAAGGAAGAGGTCCGCGCCCTTCTCACCACCGCCGAGCAATCCGCCGCTCCGCAAGCCACTCGGCCAGTCGCAGACGCGGCGGTGACGGCAGAGACGGGGGATAAGGAGCAGTTCGAGTGAGATTCTTCACCGGTCTGCACCAGCCGTCAGATGCAAAGCACTTTGACACCGCGTTCATCAGCCGAAATCGCCTGATGGGTCGCAAGTCTGGCTTCGAAGTCGGCGACTGGATTCTGGACAGCGCGGCCTTCACGACGATCCTGAAGCATGGCGGCTATCCAAATGGCGTTGAAGAATACGCAGAGCAGATCAAGCGCTGGGCGTCGAATGGGAATTTGCTGGCGGCCGTTGCGCAGGACTACATGTGCGAGGCCCACATGTTGAAGATCACCGGCAAGACGATCATCGAGCATCAGCAGATGACCATCGAAAGATACGACGCCCTGATGAAGTGTGATGTCGGTGGCATCTACATCATGCCGGTGCTGCAGGGTTATGCGCCTGAAGACTATGTGCGCCACATCGAAATGTACGGCGACCGGCTGAAGCATGGAGCATGGGTCGGCGTCGGCTCCGTTTGCAAGCGCAACGGCGATCCGCGTGCAATCGAGCGCGTGCTGATGGCAATCAAGGCGGTGCGCCCCGACCTTCGACTGCACGGCTTCGGCCTGAAATCTACGGCGCTGTCTTCGTGGATCGTGAAAGACCTGCTGTACACAGCCGATTCAATGGCATGGAGTTTTGCAGCTCGCAAGCAGGGCCGCAATGCAAACGACTGGAGGGAGGCTAAAGCATGGACCGAACGAATCAACAGCCGGCCGCCGCCAGCGCAGAAGGGACTATTTACAGCAGAGGAACTATGCACGATGTGACCGAAACCATTGGTGCCCGACTCAGGCGATTGCGCACCGACGCGCGGCTATCTGCTTCAGAGGCGGCCAACCGCATACGCATGAGCCAAACCTACCTATGCGAAGTGGAGCGAGACGAGCACCTGCCTGGCCTGACGATGGCCGCCGAACTCGCAAAGCTATTCGGCGTGAGCCTTGACTACATTGCCGGACTCACGGACCACGAAAACAACCCATACGTGCGGAAACAATAACCATGACCACAAAAGACAGCGGATCGGTGAGCGAGGAACTGAAGCCGTGCCCGTTTTGCGGCAGTTCAAAAGTAGGAATCGCCAGCGAACACGATAGCGACACAGGCGGAGTCTTTCTGTCCATCAAGTGCTCCTCATGCCGCGCATCGAGCGGAGCGGGATTCTCGACCGATCCATGCCCGCAGACCTACCAGGAGGTGCGAGACGAATGGAACCGCCGCGCCGCTGCCAGCGCTCAGGCGACTGTGGGGGCGGTGGATCCGGACTTGTACGTTTGGTTCGCTGATCCCAAGCCAGTGTACGGCAGCGACGGCGAGCGCTTCATCCGTGCATGGACCAGTGATGCAGACAAGGTCGCCGATCTGCGCGATGCCATCGGCAAAGAGCCTGCGCGCTATTTTGCCGCCCCCACTGCGCAGGGTGGAGCGCAGGACAGGGATGCGGTGCTGGAGGAAGCTGCGCAAGCAGCGATCAAGTGCCAGCACGGCAAGACATATGAAGTGGACGCGCGAATCTACTGGAACAACGGCATCGCCGAAGCAGTGGACGCGATCCGCGCCCTGTCTCAAAACCCGACGGAGGCGTGATGAAACTCGATGAACTGATCCAGCGTGTCGGTGTGGATAACGTCGGCGTTCAAGTCTTGAGCGACTCAGTCACCGGCGCAAAGCAACGGCGCGGATATGTCGATGTCTCGTTCGGCACGGACTGCGTTTCGATGCGCGACATTGCGACCGGCGAGTGGGAAAACGTCGTGTTCGTGGTGAGCGTCAAACGCGGCGCCTTCGAAGCGGCTCGCGATGCCGCCCTGTCTCAAAAACCAGTATCGGGGGAGTGAATGCCAGACGACCGGAATTTTGCTTTGCGCCTCATGCTTGCCCAGGAAGCGCGCGGGCTGACGCAATCGCAACTCGCCGACGCTATCGGCACGACCAAGAGCGTCATATGCCTGCTGTTGCAGGGCAAGACTCACCCGAGCTATGAGACGCTGATAGGTCTGGCGACGCGGCTCGGAGTATCGACTGACTATCTGTGCGGTTTGAGGGGGAATTGACATGCCATACCCAAAAAGAGAAGTCACCCGCGAAGTCCTGTTGGAAATGATCAAGCCGGGCCAGATTTATGCGCCGTACAACCTGGGCCGCAAGCTTCGCGCGCAGTCTGTCGATGTCAAGAGAGTGCTTTTTGCCCTAGTTGATGAGGGTAAGTTGGCGACAATACGGCCACATAAAACGCTGTGCTTCATCCTAAAGGGATCTGTGCATATGCGGAAGAGGCCAGCGCCGAAGCAGGTCATCGATCCGGCGACAATCGCGCAGCCGCGCACCTATGCGGTTCTCACTGGCGAGATGACTGGATACTTTGCCGAGATCAACCGGCGCGCGGAGCTTGCAATGATGGCGAGGCCGCGGTGACAGAAGCAGCACAACGCATAATCGAAACCAGTAAGACGGCTTGGGGTGTGAAATGAGCGAGAGACTGATGACCACGGAGGACTTGGAAAGCGTCACCGGCTTCGTGCGCTATTCTAAGCAGGTGGATTGGTTCAAGCGTGAGCTGCGCGTCAGCGTGGCGCGTCGCAGCGATGGTAGCCCGGTCATCACCTGGGAAACCTTCAACGCCATCCAGAAAAAGCGCGCCGGTGTGACTTCCGAGCCGATCGAAGAACAACGGCCGCTTCTGAGGCCAGAAAAATTGAGAGCAGTGAAATGAACGCCGCACGTCGCCGCACGATCCCCGATGGCTTGCCCAATCGGGTCTATCAGAAAAGCGGAAGTTGGTACTGGGTGCCGAAGAATGGCCCATGGATCAAGCTATGCCGGGTTGATGCTGGCGAGCCGAAGATGCTGGAGCGGCTCGCAGCGGAGAAGCGCAAGCGCGAATCTGATGAAACTGGATCGGGCGACATGCCGGCGCGCGTGGCGGAATATGTGCGCGAGAAGCGTGCCGAGCATCGCGAGGACGGCTGGCACTACTATGGCGACTATGTTAAGCGTGTGTTCTCGGATGTGAACGTCAGGCAGGTGGATAACGCCCATGTGGTCGATTTCCTTGGGCTATGGAAGGGAAAATTGGCGATGCAGCGGGCCTTGCGCGCCTTCCTGAAGGGATTCTTTCAGTGGTGCCGGGAGAAGCGGTACTACGCTGGTGAGAACCCATGCAACGGCATCAAGCTGAAGCAGCCGAAGCCGCGCGACGTGTATATCCCGGATGATCACTTCGCGCTGATCCGCGCGCGCCTCGAAGAACAGAATCCGATGATCCTATGCCTAGTTGATCTCTGCTACCTGACCGCCCAGCGCTCGACCGAGATTCGGTCACTACTCTGGAAGAAAGATGGCGACGATTGCAACTGGGTGGACCGGGACAATGGCGTTATCCACTTCATGCCATCGAAAACACGGGATTCAAGCGGCCTCGCCATCGACTGGCCGATCACGCCTGAAATTGACGCAGTGCTTGAGCGCGCGCGCAGCACCGGCAAGATCAAATCGAATCTGGTCATCCACAACCAGAACGGAAAGTTCCAGAGTGACACGTCGGCGCTAGCTGTGTGGAAACGGGCCTGCAAGGCGGTCAAGATCGAGCAGTCATACACGATCAAGGACATTCGAGCGAAGGCGCTGACGGACGCGGAGCGCGCCGGCTATGACGTGAAAGAGATCAAGGATGCGGCTGCGCACGCCAAGATTTCGACGACTGAGACGTACTTCAAGCAGCGCAATATTCCGGTCAGCAAAATCGTGCTGAAGATACCAAAATCAGCGTGAATATTAGAAACTGGCTCAAGGAATATTAGAAAGCCCTTAATGGTATTGGGTTTGCGGGCGAAAATCCTGACTGCCCATCAGGATGTCGGTCTGCGCGACCACCTTGTCGTCGCCGACCAGTTCGCGCGCCACCTCCACCGCGAAGTCCGTTTCGGCATCCGAATTGACCACCACCGGATAGCCTTCGATGTACTCCACCAGCGCCTTGCCGCCGTAGCTCGCAGCCTGGCTTTCGGCAAGCTCGGTAATGCGTTTCTTCAACAACGCGCGTACTTCCGGGCTGAACGAGCGCACGCTCAGCTCCAGCTTCGCGCTGCTCGAAATCACGTTGTTCGCGGTGCCCGCATGCATCGAGCCGACTGTCACCACCGCCGGTTGCGACGGATCGACGTTGCGCGCGACGATCGTCTGCAACGCCATCACGATGCTCGCCGCCACCACCACCGGATCGACCGTGAGATGCGGACGCGCCGCGTGGCCGCCGACGCCTTCAATCGTGATGATCGCCTTGTCGCCCGCCGACATGAACGGCCCTTTGCGGAACAGCAGCACGCCCGGCTCTTCGCCCGGATGGTTGTGCACGCCGAACACGGCATCACAGGGGAAGCGCTCGAACAGGCCGTCGTTGATCATCTTCAGCGCGCCGCTGTCGATGCCGCTCTCCTCGGCCGGCTGGAAGTACAGATGCACCGTGCCGGAAAAATTGCGCGTGGCCGCGAGCCGTTGCGCGGCGCCGAGCAGCATCGTCGTATGACCGTCGTGGCCGCATGCGTGCATCTTGCCGTGCGTGCCGCTCGCATACGGCAGGCCGGTTTGCTCGACGATCGGCAGCGCGTCCATGTCGGCGCGAATGCCGATGCTGCGCTTGCCGTCGCCCACCTTCAGCGTGCCCACCACACCCGTCTGGCCGACGCCGCGCGTGACCTGCCAGCCCCATTGCTCGAGCTTCTCGGCGACCAGCGCGCTCGTCTGGTGTTCCTCGTAGGCCAGTTCCGGGTGGTGGTGAATGTGATGGCGAATCTCGCGCAGGCTGTCGGCGGCGGGCGCCAGGTCGGACACTTCGGTAAAACGCGCGGCTTCGCTCAT